TCATTGGCGTGTCAATCCGATTTGTTCAAAGGTTGCGATGATCGAAAACGCGCTGCCTGATTCTGGTGTGACGCGCAGTTGGTCGCCTTCTTCCATGACGACATAGGCGTTGTCAAACTGTGTGTACGTCTTGCTGGTGTAGGTCACCGCAGTCAGGATGTCAATGGTAGTGGCTGCGCTTGCGTCGTACCACTGGACGGTCAAAGTCTTGGACCCACCCCCGGTGTTGTGGACGTACAGCAGATTGAACAGCGCGTAATAACCCGTCGGCACGGTATAGACCGTGGTGGTCGTCCCAGCGGTGGGATTGATGCCGACAGATATGGGTCTCATTTCTTGTTCCTTGCGGAGATCGCTTTGGCTTTGGACTTAGCATCCTCTTTGGATGATGCGCCCCAAGCCTTCAGAGACAAGAGTAGCCGGGTGGGCTTACCGTCTTTCATCTCAGGCCCAGGCGTATTGCCCATGCGTGCTAAGAAGGAGGCCCGTCTTGGGTTGTCGCCCGACTTCACGGGGGCTTTGAGATCGCCCCCGGTTGCCGCATTATAAGACGCCCGACCCTTGGCGTTCAAGCCTCCGGTCTTGGACTGTCCTTCTTTGCGCTGCCAGGCGGGGGTTTTCATTTCTTTTTCGCCGTCTTGGCAGCAGCCTTGAAGGCGGCTGCTGTTGGAGCGCCCTTGGCGCCGGGCTTTCGCATCTTCTCGCCAGAACCCGCTTTGATGCGGTCTTTCTTGGCTGCGATGTTGGCGTAGAGGCCGGGCTTCATCAGTAGCCTTTTTTGGCTTTGTTGGTCGCCGTGCGAGCACCGCGAACAGGCATGGACTTGACAGGCTTGCCCGTCTTCATCGACATGTCTTTGGCTTCTTTTTTGCCCTTGGGTGTGTAGGCAAACTTCTTTGTTCCGACCATTGGCATGATGTGCTCCTTAGATGGTTACTGCTTTGCGAGGGCGGCCCATGCGCTTGACGGGCACTGGGGCCGTCATTGGCAACTCTTTGCTGGCCTCTTGGACCAACACCTGCTCACCTTGCTCATCAACCAAAACGTAGCCGCCGTGGCCGCGCATTGAGTCAATGTCGTGTTGCAAAGTGAACGTCACCGTATTACCACTTGCCAAACAACGATATGTAGCCATGATTTTCTTTCTGTAGAAAGGGGGACCGAAGCCCCCCTATCATTTAGACCATGCGAGCCACTACAACGCGGAGCGTTGAAGAAGCCAAGTCAACGGTCGAGCCAGACTCGTTTTGAACACGGAATTTGACGGTATTTGCTGCCGACACATAGCCGGTAACGGTCAAGCCAACCAAATCCACGCCCAAAGACGCTCCGATAACCATATCACCCAAGGCAACGCCGGGGATTGTGATGTCGTCAGTCTCGCCAGCGGCGTCAACCAAGGAGCCAGCGTTCAAAGTGGCTGTGACCACCCATGTGTCGCTGAAGATGCCCCGGAACTGATCGTTGCCTCTGCGGGATGTTACTGCTGATGCGGTTGCCATTTGAATCTCCTAGAAAAAGATGCCCCCAGCTTGTGGCCGGGGGCTATTCATTAGGCTGGTACAGCCAAAGCGTAAGCGCCGGATGCGTTAGCAGCCGATGAAGACGCGGCAGTGCGCAGAGCCTTCACACCATACAGAGTGTCAGCAGTGAACAGGGTACCGAGGTATTCCTGCTTGTACTGAGTCTGCGAACGGATGCCGATCTGCTCAACCAACACCATCGAGTCCTTGTGACCCATCAGGCAGATACGGTCAGTAGCAGTGTTACCAGCGCCAGTGTCGGCGTTGGAAGAAGCGAACACAGCCATACCGTACAACTGACCGATTTCACCGTTGCGGATAGCGTCGCCGTTGCCGATGAACGCTTGCTCGGTGTAACGGGCCAGACCCATCAGGGTGTTGCGGCTCGAAGGAGGGATCAGGAAGAAACGACCGTCCATAGGAACGTCGTTGTCGTCCAGGCGCTGGATGGTGCGGCGGATAGCAGCATCAGTCAAAGCAGCAGCATTGGAGCTGGAGCTGTTGTAGGCAGTGGTGCCGTCCGAACCAACGTAAGCCTTTGTGGAGCTGGCGCTGGTTGCGTAGTCATCGGTGCCGATGGTAGCGCCGTTGAAGGCGCGGCCCAACTGAACCAAGTCAGTGTCGAGGCGGCGGGCCAAGGCATAGCCAGCGTCTTCTGTGTAGAAGGAACGCAGCGATGTCAGGGATTGCACTTCAACGATGTCTTCGATCAAGCGGCTGTATTCAAAGTGCTTGTTGATGAGCACCTGAATCATGGTGTCGCTCTCTGCGATCAGAGTGACGGCATCAGTAGCGGCTTTGGCCGAGGCGTTGCCACGGGCGGGGCTAGGGATGTTGACGGTATCACCCTTCTTGCCTTTGAAAGACATCTTCTTGACCAGGTTGGCCAAGACGAGGTTTTTCTTGTAAGAAGCAACGATTTCATCAGACCAGATTTCTGGGATGAAGTTCGCTGCGGAGGTAACGGTTACCGAATTGGTGGGGGAAAATGCTACGTTTGCCATGTTAAAAGCTCCAAAGTTAAATTACCGTACACGCCCTTCAGAGTACGCCTGCATGATTTCATCACTCAGTGTTTCGTACCTTGACGGGTCTGTCATCTTGAGACGAATGAGGTCGGCCCTTCGATAGACTCGTTTTGAACTCTCGCCTGAGCCACCAACATCGACTTGCGCGGCTTTCATGCTCTTGGTCCGTGCAGCGGTGCTCGCCTGATCGGATTCCTTAGCCTTGACGCCACGAAGTTGCTTGAAGGTGGACAACAACTCATTCGCCGAATCATAGTCAAACTCACCATCGGCTTTTGCGTAGAGTCCCAAGCGCACGGGTGAAGACTTCACCCAGCTTTGGAACTCAGAATCATTGACCACTTGGGAGTAGTCGGGGTGATCCTGCGCCAGCTTTTGCTGAATTTGCATCCGTTTGAAATCTTGGCCAGCTTGGCGGGCCGCAACAACATCGGGATGTCTATCAATGGTCGATTGAACTGCTTTTTGAGGGTTCTCAAAAAAGTCAACTTCAGGTTCTTCCTCCTGAATACGCTGCTGCTTAGACCCGAGGTTTTGCTTGAGCAACTCGTCAGCTAATTTACGGACTTCGCCGACCTCTTGGGCCTGCTTGCCAATCAGCTTTTCAGCCTCTTGGTGCATCCGCACAACTTCTTCCAAACTTTTGGCCCTGTATTTCTCAGGAAGTTCGGGAAGCTCAAACTTAGCTTCTTCAATTTCGAGTTCGCCTAGCGGCTCAGATTCATTGTCAATCAACATATTTATGTTCCTGCCAAAATGGTTGTAGGATAATCAACTCGGCGCTGGGCGCTTATGAGTTGGCTTTGCGCTCGGCGCTCAACTTCTCAGTGTGTCTGTTCTCAAACCGTCCGTAAGCGGAGGGAAAGTGACCAGACCAACCTTCAAGGTTGAACTTCGGTGCGCTTATGATGCGGTGGGCAAGCCCCCCACACCCACACTGCACGCTGGCGGTCTCATAATCCACCAGTGCCTCAGTGCGCTGCCCGCAATCGCAGGCAAATTCAAACATTCTTTTCATTCAAATCCTCGTATGCTCGTTCGCTGACCCCTTTCAGGGTTTTCAGCCAAGTCAGGATAGAAATCTCGCCTTTGCGAAATTGTAGACTTTTTTCATCCGCAATGGTAGAGACGTTGTTCATCGCGTCTAACATTGTCTCTACGTCTTCCATCAAGTCAAGCCAGCCATCCTGGGAGAACAGGTCAAATCTGGCTTCGTAGTACTTTTGTAGTTCTGGTGTCATTTTTAAGCAGTCATGGTTGAGGCGACAGTTTGAACGGCAGCAACGCGGCGACCCCAACCTTTGCCAAACGTGGGCCAATGTGGCAAATCCATTAGGAAGGACAGGCGGCGCTTGGCATAGTCCTCAACCAGATCGGCGGGATCAAAGGACAATACTGCCGCCAGCGTCTTGGGGCCGATACCGCCATCAGGCTCAACGCCTACGCAGGACTGCAACCACTTTGCAGCACGACCGGGGCCGCTGTTCACCGCAGCGTCAAACACAGCGTAGTCAACGCCAGAAGGCAGGTCGTCGCCCTTGATCTTGTCCCAATACTTGGCTTTGTACATCGGGCCGACAATCTCGGGGGTCAGCGCACGCATGGCGCTCTCGTCGACATCGTGACCGACCCACTCCTCCCAGACCTTCTTGGTCACGCCCAAGTTGGTCATGCCGCCTGGGTCGGACGGGTGATTTACAAACCCGCCTTCATGGTGAAGGACGGCTGCAAGCGCGGGGTCAAAGTTGTCCTTCATTTTTTGGCCTTCATGTCCATGATTTTTTCAAGAGTGCGGCCACCAAAGTAGAACGACATCACCAACATGCCCCACTGCCCGAGCAGCTCGACATAACTTTTGTTGGTGTCGTAATCAAATGCCGACATCATGGCAAAGGTGAAGTATCCACCAAGGATCAGCAGCAGCGTCATGGGCCTGATGTTCTTGGACAGCCAAGAGTCGCTGCCCATGTCCGCTTTGAGGCGGTCGGTCAGGTTGTTTTGCTCAGTCTTGTACAGGTCGGTTTCGTTGGCCATCTTGGCCAGTTCACCGTCCTGGGCCATCTTTGCCAAGTCGAGCTGGGCCTTGGCTTTGGCCTCTGGGTCTGGGATCAGCTTGTCGATCAGCTTGGTGCCGACATCAAGAAGTGCTGCGAGTGGAAACATATCAATTACCCCTTTTGGTCAACATTGCGCTGGCGATCTCCAGCATGAATTTTACCTGTTGAATGTCTGTTGGTGGCTCTGCCCACCCGACCGTGACCTGCCCAACAAATCGGTGGCTGTCTGGCGGTACGCTGACCCGGCAGGTAAACATCACGCCCTTTTCCAAGTACCAAAGCCCCACCTCAGACTGAGCATAGCGGTAGTCGCCACAAGGAATCTCGTTGGTCATCAGCTTGACCACATCAGCGTTGTTGGCAGAGTTTTGGCTAAACAGCCCCACATCAATGTCTTCAATCGTCTTGTCGCGCCCGTCCTTGGTATAGGCTTTGTACAGCACCCGGCTGTTGAACAACGGGTTGACCTTGAACACCGCCACCACGGTTGCGCCCGTCTTTTTGAGCAGCATGGAACTGGCATCATCGGCCCTTGCAGCGTTGATCTCCGGCAGCTTCTTCGATTCCTTGTAAGCGTCAAACATGAAGGTCTGGTTCTGCCAAAGGAAGTACCCGGCAAAGGCCACCACACCCATGATGAGGATGGCAAACAGCTTGAACGGGCTGTCCACATAGGTCAGCACCTTGTCAATGATGGACTCAGGCTTTTCGCTCATCGCAGGTGCTTCATGTAAAGAACAATGCCGCCCACCAGCAGGGCAGTCAGGATAACAACCCCCACGCCAATGGCGATGTACTCAGCCATATCTTCAAGCTGCCGCTGCCGCCTCTTTGCTTCTCTGGCGGCTTCTTCCTTGGCCTCCCTGCGCCTGCGTGCAGCAGCGGCTTGGAACTTCTGCCAATCCTCCCACATGCCGGGTCTGCCTTCGTAGACCATCCGTTCACGCAACTCGACTTCTTGCGCGTTCAGTTGCTCCAGCGCCATGAATTCTTCCATGTCGGAGCCGCCGCCCTTTTTGGTGGCTCTTTCTTGGATGATCGCCTTGTTGTCGAAGTAGTCGAACACCCGCGAGCCAAGCGCAGACAGCTCCTTGCCGTTGGCTAAAGCGCCTTTTATTACTGCAAAGGCAGCATTAGCAGCAGCAAGTTCAGCCAACATACAACACCTCAACAAACACTTTGGCGCACCAGACCACCATCCCGCAAAGGAGGGCCGCCGCAATAAAGCTAACGGCCCAGTCTTTCATGTCACTTTCAACCCGTGGTTTTTCAAAAAGTCCAAAAGAATGTAGCCAATACCGACAATTCCCGCCCACACAAGCCCGGTGATACTTTTCTCAATGACTGCATCACGGAAGCGTATTTTTCGAGCTTCCGCAGAAATGGCCAGCCGAACCCACTGAAGTTCTTCTTCACTGAGTTCGTAACTTTTGACCGACTGAACCGCTGCCTCAATTTCAGCAATTAAGATAGCTCTTTCTTCTGGCGTCATTTTTTCAACCTTTGGGACATTTATCAAATTGCCGATTTTTGAAAAACGATAGGGTCAATCATACGTTTCCCCAAGGCACGCCAGCGGCGGTCACAGGGTTCTTCTGCGATTCGATGTTCTGAGCCAGAGCAGCTTCAGTGGCATCTTTATCAACACCGTCAGACCAGCACCAGCCAAGAACGTCCTGCTCTGTAACCTCATCGTAAGGTGTCAGGTCAACATTTTCTTCGGGTTTGCTGAATGAGCAAGTCGAATAGATTGAGGCGCTGTAGTCACCGTCAGTCGCTGTCGCAGTCCAGTGGGCTGTGGTGATGAAATCGTCTGCTGTCAGACGGTCGCACTGGTTAATTTTCCAAGTGGTGGTCATGATGATCCCTTACTTTTGGTTAATGGGTTGAGTGGTGATGATACGGAGCAATGTGACAGCGACAGCGATGGCTACGCCCACCAGCATCTGGTCGGTTGGACTAAGCGGGAGTAGGCCGACATAGCCCTGCAAAATAGACAAGACCGCAAGGATGATGGAAAACCACACCGTCTTTGATTTGAGCAGTTGTAAAAGCATGCTGAGTCCTTCAAAAGTAAGAGCAGAAAAAACCTAGAGCGCCGCCAGCCGATGTGACCAGCGCATCCCAGATGTCAGGGGTGTGATTTTCCTTGTTCAGTGCGTCATAGAGTTCTTTGACAAACCCTGCAATCACAGCAAAGGCTAGCGCATAGGTAGCGCCAATGAACGGCAAGGCCACAGCGAACAGCACCACCCCCATCAGGCAGTGCATTACTTTGTCTGCGGGGGTACTGCCCAAGCGGGTGAGGGCTTGCTCAATCATGGTGGCCCTTAGACTGAGGTGATGGTCTGCCAAGCAGCGCCAGTGTAAACACAGAGCTTTGCCAAGGTGGTGTCAAACACCATCAGACCCGCAGCAGGAGACGCAATAGCGTTCTTCTGTGTCGTGGTCATGTTGGGCATCCTCACGCCCTTGGTGGTGCTTTGTGCGTCTAGGATGGCTGAGGCTGAAGGCGAACTCGTCCCAATACCCAGACCTGTGCTGGTCAGGCGCATTTGTTCGGAGCCGGATGCGTTAAAGGCAATGTTTGTTGACGTAGAAGAAGCGTTAACATTCATTGAAATTGGGCCAGAATCAATGCCCAGATAAAAAACATCGCTAGAGTTGATGCCCATCAAACGAACAGTACTACCACCACTTGATTTTCCGTAGTAGTACTTTGAATTGTTTAAAATGATACCGCCTGTAGTCGCTAAGTCAGTCCCATCAAACGTCAGCGCAGACCCAGAGGTCAGGACTTTGGAAGCGTTGAGGTAGGCCACGCCGTTGGCTGTGCCAGCCGAGAGGGGCGCTGCTTGCAACTCGCTCAGAGCAATCTTCTTTGTCGTGCCTGACGCTGACATCGTGGTGTCTGACACATCCACAATTGCCAACTGGTCGCCTGCAACCGCGTTCGCGCCTGTTATGGCGGTGAGTTGGGTTATTTTCTTGTCTGTCATTTAGAACTCCTGTAAAAGAAAATCGCCGTCTTCCAACAGCATGTTAAAACCAGCCTCGTCTTCCAGGTTGTATCTTATTTCATCTCGGTTGACGGGTATGAAGCCACCGCTGTCTGTTGACCAAGGCTTATTGAAAGCCAAGTCCTCATACACCGGGATGTAGTTAAGCCATGCCTGAAGGCCCGAGACTGACGTCAATCTCGTCACCAATTGATAGCCATTATTGGCGTAGGTGTTCGACAAAACATCGCTTTCGATCTGCACACCTTTGACAGGAATGTAGTCAATCCAGGCTTTAAGGCCCGCAATGGAGGGTAGTATATAGACCACCATCGCGGCCTTGCCCCCCTGCGTGACGCTTATGAATGTACGTGGAATCATGGCATCCTCTTTGTTAAGCCGACAGCGCAGCAGCAAGCGCCGCCTTCTTCTTGATCACCAAACTGGTGGCCTCTTTGGCCAGCACGGTTGAGGCGTCTACCTTGGCCGCAATGCTGGACTGGTCCGCATCGCCAATACTGGCTTGCATTTGCGTCCAAGGCGCTGTGCCCAGGAACGCCCCTGACGCATTGAGCAGGGTCATGGTGGACTTGACGTTGGTTGACAGGTCTTCGTAATAGATTACCAGCGGCACCTCGTAGCCTACGGTCGTCGGCACGATGGCGTTGCCGTTCACATCCAAGTCAGCCATGCGGATTTTGTACGCTGTCGTATATGTCACGATAGTGCCAGCACTCATTGAGTACAAATCAGCGCTGTTACCAGCAGCCATCGCGCTATGCAGCAGGAAGCCACGGCTAACAATGTAGTAATCCAAACCAGCCACCACTTGATTGGGGGTGTACTGCTTCATGGTCCTGTTGATCGTGACCTCAATGGTCGAGCCGTTGGTCAAGCTGCTGAAACTTGCAGAAATAGCGTTACGGACAGTCGTATCAGTTGTCGTGTCTACCGCTGCCTCTGTCTCAAGCGACAGTGTGAACTTTTCCACCTCGGAGCCCAGCATGTTGAAAACCGTTGGCTTTGATCCGTAGTAGCTCGCTGCGATCCGCACGGCATCGGCTGGCTGCACGGTGATAACGCGAGCCGCTGACAGCGGAACCCACCCGGTTCGCAAGGTGCCATCGACCACTGTGCCGCCGACTGGCGTGCCGTTGATCGTGACATAAGTTGAAAGCAGCTTGTCTGTGCGCTCTTTGATCGTAACCCGAGTTCCCGCGCTGTCGGTGAATGTTGGAACAATCGTGCCGTTGTTCGTAATAGTTCCAGTGCTCTTGAAGTTAGAGCCGGTAATGGTTGCACCAGAACTGACCGTGATGCTGATCGCACCAAAGCTCACATCCGTGCCAACCTGCGTAACGGGCGTGTGACTCAGGCCACGCCAGAAAGCAGCGTCAGCGTTGTCATAGGCCAGTTTGAACAGGTATTCGGCCATCTGTGCCACGGTTGCCGATGTTGCTACCGTCAGCGTGCCGTTGCCTGTGGTGTCAAAGCTAAATGGTGCTGTGACCACGCTGGCGTAAGGTGTGGTGACAAAGGCGGACTTAGACAGCACAGCAGCAACAGTCACGCCAGAAGTTCCGGCGTTGGTCTTGACATCGTAGGTTGTCGGCGTTGACGGATAGCCAAAGGCCAACACGCTCACTTGATACTGTGATGTGTCGGTGTAGCCTGTGCCTGATGCGTTGTACGCCACGCCAGAGCCTACGGACGATTGTCGGACCTCGGAACTGGTAGAGCCTGTGAAAGTTGTAACGCTGCCCGTTGTTCCGCCGTTCAATGGCACTATTACAAGTTTTGCGTCGGTGATGTTTGCGCCAAGCGGAGTCTTTGCGGAAACGAACAGTGTGCGGAAGATTTGTTTGATGCCAACAAGTAGCCCGCCGTTGCTGTGATACAGAGCCTGGGGGTCAACGGACTGTAAGACAAGAGTAGATGAGACCGCATACGTATCTAGCTGCGTAGCAGTTTGGCGTAGTAGTCGAATTGCGCCCGTTGTCGCATTCAGTACACGGCAACCCACGTTTGTTGACAATGGTTGAACGGTGGTCAGTTTCAGCCCATCAACCTCAAAGGCGCCGGGAAGTTTGAACCGAGTCAGCGAAGAAGTGCTAAATGCTGCATGAGTGTGCGTGTGAGTGTAAGATTGGTTATTACCCGTTGCCAGCAACACGTTATTGAACACGGTCGGGTTTGTCTTGGTGTTTGGTACATCCAAGTCGTTACGGCCTGACTGGTCATATATGACGCTGCCAGAATCGTGCAAGAAAGTACCAAGTCCAACAATGCACTGAGCTGCCCGGGATGGCGTATTAAATTGGTCATAGCCAAACGCAGCGGCGTTTTGTCGGTAGTCGATATGCACGCTGCTTGTTGCCAGTTTCAGAGTAATGTCGTACTTTCCCAGCGTGACGTTTGCAGCAGCAGCGTAAGCCCAGTTAACGTGAGCATTGTTCTGCACGATCACGTAGTAGTTGCCCTCTCGTTGTTCTGTCAGAGTTCCGCTGACTGCGTAAATACGGGCTGTACCGCCTGAATCAAACACCAATGTGTTGCCTGTGCGAGTGCAGCCGACTGATGCAAAGGCAGAAGCCAAGTCATCCAAGTTGCCAGAGCCTGTGACTTCGTAGCTGTTGGCAATGCCTGCAATTGTTTGTGCGGCTGAAAGTGTGAATGGCATTATTCAGCCCCTTTGTGATTGTTTTGATCAGCCGTGACCCTGTGCAGCACACCGGGGTGCATGCGCCAGGGCTCGGTGTGGCCCATGATGGCGGCGCAGACTTCGCTGCAAAACCACTTGCGCGGGTGTTCGCCCCTGATGAATGGCAGCACCGAGCGCACGCAGCCGATGAGGTCGTAGGGCTGACCCGCGTGTTCGTCGGCAAAATGCCAATAAGCGCCCTCGCTCACATGAGGCAGTGCGATCACATCCCACTTGTCGGGGTTCAGCTGCATGTGCTTGACGCGCACGCCGTGGTCCATGCCCGAACTGCTTAGGCAGTCCACCGGGCCAGCGAACGGGTCGCCAAGGCAGATTTCGGAGTGGCTGTATTGGCTTTTAGTCACAAAGCGAATGGCGCGATTCACCAGCCCGTGCAGACCCGGCTGTGTGCTTTTGTAGCTTGCAAGGTAAATAGCCATTACTCAAACCCCCCCGGTGATTTCGTAGGTTGGCATATTTTACCTGAGTCAGCTATAAGCAAAGGTTGTTAGGTTGCCGCCAACGTCATAGGTGAACGTCTTGACCAGGCTAATCCCGGCAGGCGTTGCGCCCGACAAAGTGACAGAAATGAGGTCGCCGCCAACGCTGTAAGCCAGTGTTTTTACCACCCCGTTGGCATATGTGATGCTCGTCAAATCGCCGCCCACGTTGTAAGCCAGCGTGCCGCCCGAAGAATCAAGGTTCTTGTTTACCGTGTCGAAGGTCTTTTGGACAAAAATCTTAACCAGTTCAGCCGTGTCTTGGGTCTGCTTCAAAACACTGAACGAGTTGCTGCTGGAGCCACTGAACAGGTCTAACGACCCTACGTCAATCTCGCCACCGTTTGAAAGCCGCAAAACCAAGCTGTTGTCAGCGGAGATATAGGCATCCACAATCGAGACACCATCACGCCCGTCTTGGCCGTCAACACCATCTTTGCCACTCTGGCCATCTCGGCCCGGTAGGCCGTCACGACCCGCAGGCCCGTCCTTGCCGTCCTTGCCGTTTACCCCGTCAGCGCCTGCGCGGCCATCTACCCCGCTTGCCCCGTCTTGACCCCGCGGGCCAATAGGCATTTTAAGCACTTCATTTACGTTTTCACGCAGCTTGGC